TGACAGCAACAAAATCTATGTTTCGGGTCTCTCTGACGCTCAGGGCAGCTTCTCCGGTCACTTCGACGATGCGACCGCACAGTCCTACACCGCCGCTGTCGATGGTGACGCCCGCCGCTTCTACCTTTACCCAGACATCACCAACGCCCCGAATGTGTACTGGTACGGAACCGGCTTCTTCGACTTCTCAGTCGATGCCCCTGTCGACGGTGCAATCACCGTTTCGGGCAGCTGGCGTGCAGCCAGCACAGTCGCCAAGAACGGCTAGTGGCTGTAGGGGCTGGGGTCTACGTCAGCAACCTGGCCGAGGTTCGGAAGTATCTTCGAAAGATACATCCGGACCTCGTCCCGGTCCTACGCGAAGACCTCAAATCCGCCATCATCATCAACACTCTCCCCGCCATTCTTCGTCGGGTACCAAAGAAGTCCGGCTACGCCCGCTTCACAGTCAACGCCAGAGCAGGCGGAAACACTTTGTACGTCCAAGCAGGCGGCAAATCATCCGTGGCTCCGTACTTCGGATGGCTGGACTTTGGTGGCACCCTAAGAAACCGTGGACCAGGACGAAACCAAACGATCGTCCGACCTATCATTCCCAAAGGCCGCTACGTCTACCCAGCCATCTACGAAACACAAAACCGACTCGTCGAGGCCGCTGGCCGAGCAGTCGACAAAGCAGTCCAATCCGCCCTCCGATAAAGGAACAGCCCGCCATGTTCGACAAATACCGAATCACCCTCAACGACGGAACCACACTAGAAGCCGAAGGCCGCAAAGCCGACGCCGTCAAGTTCGAACGTCAATTCCACATGCCGATCTCCAAACTGTTCAACGAAGACGGCATCTACACCGAACACATCATGTTTCTCGGATGGTGTGCAGCCAAACGATCCAACCCCGACACTGTCGACTTCGACGACTGGATCGAAACAATTAAAGACGTCGAGATCGTTACCGGCGAAGAAGTCCCCCCTACGGAGCCGAGTTCTTCACCCTCGCTGTAGCAGCGATGGCGATTGACTCGGGCATCCCAATGTCTGTTCTCCTTGACGAACCCGACCACTACCTCGAGGCAATGTTCGAAGTTCAAACAAGACGCAGAGAATCCGCCGAATACGGTTCGGACGCTAAGCGTTGGGACGAGTGAGGAAACCCTATGGCCGCCGGAACAGACAAAAGCAAAGTCAGGGTCGCCGTAGTAGGCGACGCCTCACAACTCCAAAAAGAACTCCTCAAAGCCGAAGGTCAACTCAACGGCTTCGGAGCTAACGCCAAAAAGTCAGGCGATCTACTCCGCTCTGCGCTGTTCGGAACCGCCGTCCTTTACGGAGCCAAACAGCTCGTCGACGCCGCCGCCAATCTTGAACAGGCAGTCGGAGGCACCGCCGCTGTCTTCGAACAAGCCTCCGGACCCATCAACGAGTTCGCAAAAAACGCCGCCAAACTTGCTGGCCTTTCCGAAGAAACCGCTAGAACACTCACCAGTCGGCTCGGAGCATCACTCAAAGGCTTTGGACTGTCTGCAGAAGAGGCTGCTGAACAGGCAGTGTTCCTCACTCAAACAGGCGCCGACCTTGCTGCCACACTTGGCGGGAGCACCGATGAAGCCGTCACCGCTTTAGGCGCTGCCCTTCGAGGCGAGTTCGACCCCCTGGAGCGTTTCGGCATCGCCCTCAAAGCTTCAGACATCGCAGCCAAAGCCGTCTCTATGGGCTTGGCCGATAACGCTTCTAACGTGTCAACCCTCGCCAAAGGCCAAGCAGCCCTAGCACTCATTACGGAAAAATCAGCGTTCGCCCAAGGACAGTTTGGACGTGAAGCAACTACTGCTTCGGGACAAGCAGCGATCGCTTCAGCGAATACCAAAAACGCCTCCGCCGATCTAGGCAGATCGTTTCTTCCCATCTACACCAAAATCCAAGAAGTCGTCTCAGCTGTCGCCCAAGCCTTCTCGGCTCTACCAGGTCCAGTACAAACCGGAGTCGTCGCGTTAACAGCCGTCGCCCTAGTAGGACCGAAAATCTATGCCGGGACCACTCTCGCCATCACCGCTATCAAAGCATTCCCAGCGGCACTAGAAAAAGCAGCGTTGTCCGCTGCTGGAACTCAACAAGCGTTAAACGGAATGCAACTCACCACAGGAGTCGCAGGACAAACAGCAGTTGTCAGCGCTGGCAAAATGGCCACTCTCGGCCCAGTCCTTTTGGCTGTCGGCGCTGCGGCTGTCATTGGTGGCTTGGCTTACAAGTCTTACGCCGACGAACAAGCGGCAGTCGCCAAAGACGTCAAAGAACTTCGAGACACTTTTGACGATCTCACTGGCGCAATGACTGAAAACACCGCCGTCACAGTTCGAAACAATCTGGAGTCCCGAAACCAACTCGACAACCTCACCAAAGCCGGCATCGGCTACAAACAGTTCACCGACGTCCTCGACGACAACCGTGACGCCTTGGTGTCGCAGGGTGAGGTTGAATCTGTCTTAAGAATGCAGCTTGAGTACGGAACTAAGGCAACACAAGATCGAATTAACGCCATCCGAGAAGCTGGTGGCACCCAAAACGAACTCATCGCCCGCCTCATCGAAACAGAATCCGCCGACTTCGGCCTGATCGAAACTCTCTACAACGGTATCGACGCGTACAACATTGAACAGGAAGCGATTAAAGAGAACATTGTCCAAAAAGCATTGTCTGAAGGCAAGTCGCGTCTTCAGGCTGAAGCTGAGGCCGCTTTGCAGGCAGCCACCGAAGCAGCAACCAAGGCCATCAAAGACAACTCCGACGCTATGCGAGCAGCTCGCGACCCCTACTTCAAAGTCTACGAATCCGTATTGGAAATTGAAGAGGCCCAGAAGGAGTACAACGAAACTGTCGCCAAATTTGGTCCTGAGGCTGCTGAAACAGCCGAAGCCACAAAGAAACTCGCTGAGGCTGGTTTCGAATACTTCGACGCCCTTTCCGCACTGGCAGTCGCCCAAGGTGAAAACAAAGCAAGCGCCGCCGAACTTGAACGCCAATTCCAACTTCTCGTCGCCGCCGGCATTGACCCCAACTCTGCCGCAATGGTCAGACTCAAAGACAAAATCCTCGAGGTTGGTGGAGCTGCCATCTTCGTCGGAGGCTTACAACCAAAAATCACTATTGAAGTTGAAGTCACAGAAGCACAACGAAAAATCCGTGAACTTCTCGGACTGTCCGAAACTTTGAAGGGTTCATTGTCGGGAGTGGGAGTCAGATTCCCGGCAGGAAAAGCAACTGGTGGTCCTGTCGACGCCGGCACCCCATACATAGTCGGCGAGAAAGGCCCGGAACTGTTCGTCCCTAGCGGCTATGGCCGAATCATGGACGCCTTCTCCACCAACAAAACACTCCTCTCCAACGCCGGCGGAAGCATGGGTGGTGGCGGAGGAAATGTGACCATCAACGTCAACGTGTCCCCCACCGCCGACAAAGCCGCTATCGGCCAAACCATCGTCGAAGCCATCTCAAGTTATGAGCGCCGCTCCGGTTATGGGTGGCGTTCATGAGTGAAATTCTCTTCGACGGAATGGCTTTGACAGTCGAGGTTGGTTTCTCCACCACAGCCGGCTCGGGAACAGTGCCACTCGGCTCCACACTCGCATCCATCACCTGGACCGACATCACCGAACACGTCCGAGAAGTGTCCACCTCGCGTGGCCGATCCTCAGAACTCGACACCTACCCCGCCGGTTCCTGCCAATTACTTCTCGACAACCGAACCCGACTCTTCGACCCCGAAAACACAGCCGGCACCTACTACGGCAAACTCACACCACTTCGCCCCATCCGTATTCGAGTCACCCCATCCGGCGGAACCATTCGCTCCATCTTCTTCGGATTCATTGAACAGTGGCCCCAGTCGTATTCCTGGCCAAACGAATCGACAGTGTCAGTCACTGCCAGCGACGCTTTCAAAGTCCTCAACGAATTCAAACTCCCCTCCTACTGGAACACAACGATCTTGGCAGCGGCACCTACCGCCTGGTATCCGCTCGCCGACTTCAACGGAAGTTTCTACGCCTTCGAAGTGGCGAAGTGGACAGCAACTTCAGCCCAGTGGATGTCTTCAACCGCCAACGTCAACTCTTACTGCACACCCGGCGAAGCACTCCTCGCCGACGACCCTGCCACATCCTCATCCTTCGACGGACAAAAAATCTTGCAAATCGTCGACCGGATTAGTTCAGGCGCCAGTTCATGGACCGCTGAAATGTGGATCCAAACAACCGAAACCACCACTGGCAACTATGGCATCTGGAACCATCTGAACTTCATTCATGGAGGATCTTGCGGCCTAGTCGTTTCAGGCGGAAACGCCACCATCGTCGCCCAGTTCGGACATCGTGGCACCTCTTCCACAATGACTACGAAGAACGCTCAAATCACTGTCAACGACGGCAAACCACACCACGTCGCCCTCGTCTATCAGTCCGACGCGTCATTCGGAAACACCTTCAACCTTTACGTCGACGGACAACTCGCCACCGTCTCTAGCGGATTCACAGATGTCGTCGAAAACAACTATTCCTTCATGACCCTCGGTTTCCCTATCAACAAAAGCGCCACAGCCTCCAACAACTTCCCCAACTACTTCAAAGGCTCAATCCAACACCTCACCGTCTACAGCGGAGTGATGCTCACAGCCGCCGACGTTCTCGCCCACTATCAAATCGGAGCAGGCACCTACCTTCAAGGCAC